TTAGCTAGTACACAAAGTAATATGGCAAATGTTAGAAATGCTATGGCATCAGTACAAGCTAGTTATACTGATACTATTAATTCTAGTTATAGTTGGGTAAATGCTTCATTAGACAATGATATTGATTTACTTCAAGATTTCAATGCACAATTAGAAAGAATTTCCAATACTTTAGATTTAGTTTCTAAACAAGCAGATGAAGCATTTGGAGATGCTAAAGCTAATTTACTTGAAAATCAAATAGGTTTATTGCAACAACAACAAAGAATGTTAGGACATGAACAAAGTGAATTACAAACTATCAAAGGAAATCTTCAATCATTATTATCTAATCAAGGATTTTGGGTAGACGGAAACGGAGCGGTTACTAATTATGCTAGTAAATTACTTGAATTAGAGAGAGCAGTAGAAAGTGCAAAAAAAGCACAAGATGCTTATGATGGTGATGATAAAAATAGACAAAAAACATTACAAAATGCTTATGATAGTGCTAATGAAAGATTAACAAAAGCAAAAAATACATTAAGTGAATATTATGATGTGTCTAATAAAATTGGAGATTTAGCAAGTGAATGGGAAGATGTAAGTCAAGCAATAGAAGAAGCTAAAAATGAAATAACTAAAGCTAGAGTAGAACAAGATATGTTTGTTAAAGAAATGTATACTAAAAACTTAGAAAATCAATATGATTCATTAGCAGATAAAATGGAACTATTAGAAACAAAAGCAGATACTAGTACTGATAGAGAAAAGGTATTATTATTAGAACAACAGTATGCTTTATTAGACCAACAACAAAGTAAATTAGGTCAAGTAACAGACTCGTATAAACAACAATTAAATTATTATAGAGATTTTTTAAGTCAAAGAGGATTTAGTTTTGATGCAGATGGAAATGCAGATGCTTTCCAATTAAATAATTTAAAAAATCAAAATGCCGCAGATTATGAAGCTATTGAAGAAGCATACGATATATATACAGAGTTACTAAGAGATACTATTCCTGATTTAGAAAAAGAATGGTATGAATTAGAAGGCGCACAAAATGATATAAAAAATAGTATGATAGAACTTCAAGATGAAATAGCAGAATTTGACAGAATGAGAGCATTTGGTTTTATAGATGAACTAATTCAAAAACAAGAACATTTAGATACTCAATTAGAAAGATTGGATACTAAATTAGAATTAACTTATGGTTCAAATAAAACTCATTTATTACGTGAACAAATTGGTGTAATCAATCAACAAATGGCTGCAATAGAACAAGTAAATAATGCATTAGATATTCAAAGAAACTATATGCAAAATGATATGTTTAGAGATGGATTTAGATTTGATGCTAGTGGAAATATAACTAATTTAAGCGAATTATTATCATTAACAAAAACACAAGATGAATATGATAGATTAAAAGAAAAGGCACAAGAATATTATGATACTCAAAATGAAATAGAAGAAGGAAAAAATCAATGGCTAGAGTATCAAAGTCAACTTGAAGATGTTAAAAATGAAATAGCAGAGTTAGAACTTGAATTAAAAAATATGGTACACGAAGCAAGAATTACTGATTTAAACAATGATTTACAAGTTTTACAAAATCAATTTGATAAACTTGACTCAATGAAAGGTTTAAATAATAAAGATGATAATTTTGCTATATATGAAAGACAATTAGAACTTATTGAAGAACAGAAAAAAGCAACTGCGGAGTTAATAAGATATCAAGTTGAACGTAGTGAGGAATTAGCTAGAAATTTATCATTATATGGATTTACTATAAATGATAATGGTACAATAGATAATACTGCCGAAAGATTAGAAAGTTTAAAAGATGCTTTATCAGATGATGAATTTAGCAGAGTTGAAGGTTTCTTAGAAGATTATTTTGAAGTAGCATTAGAAGAAATTCCAGACTTAGAAAAACAACTTATTGAATATCAAGTTGATTATGAAGAAATTCAAAAGGAAAAATTAGAAGTTACTGAAAAAGTTGAAAAAGAAATCACTAAAATGCTAGAAAAACAACTTGAAGAAAGAATTGAAAAGATAGAAGAAGAAAGAGATGCTCAATTAGAAGCATTAAACGAACAAAAAGAAGCATATAAAAAATGGAGAGAAGATGTAGATTACGAAGAAGATTATAATGAACAATTATTGAAAGTTCAAGAGTTACAAAATCAAATAGATATAGCTAAAAAAGACGACTCTTTAAGTGGTAAAAAACGTTTAGAAGATTTAATGGAACAATTAAATGAAGAACAAAAAGCACTTGAAGAATTAGTTGAAGATAGAATGGATACTTTAACAAATGAAATGTTTGATTCTGCTACTGAAAAAATTGAAGAAGATGCAAATAAACAAATTGAAACACTTGAAGATACATATACAGAAGAAAGAATAGCAGAAATGGTTGCAGGTGCTTTAAGAAATATTGATAAAGAATTTGTTGGTATAGATGGTAAAATAACTGACTTAGATAGTGCTTTAATGGATTTTGCTAATAATTCAGTTGAATATATGGGTGTTATGGGTGATACCTTAAAAACAGAATTATTAGGCAATTTAAATATCGCAAAAGAAACAATGGAAGAAATACGAAAAATTAATGCAGACTTAGGTAATAGTACATATGATAATTTTAAATATATATCAACATTAGATTCTTCTGCTAGTTTATTAAATTCAGAATTAGCAGGATTACAAAATTCTGTAAATTCTATAACACTTGGAGATATGTCGATAACTATTCAAGGTAATACAACAGAAGAAACAATAGGTGATATTAAAAATGTATTAGATGAATACCAACAAAAAATAATGCATGAAATAATGGCTAATGTTAAGTAGGAGTTTTCTCCTACTTTTTCATTAGTATTTTATAATGGAAAGTGGTGATAATATGGCAAGTAGTTTTTGGTCTGGAGAATTTTATTTTGATAACATACGTTCTACTGATAAAAAAGTTTGTATTGTTGATGTTAATGACAATAGTATTCTAAAACAAATAGGTAATACTTTTAGTGTATCTATGGAAAAAGATACTGCTTTTAGAGGTAATCCTTTATATAGAGAAACAGAAATAACTACTGAAAATATAGTTTTACAACTTTGTAGAACAGATGGTAAAACTTGGACTAATAACAACATAAGAGAGATAACTGAATGGTTATTTCAAGATACATTTAAAAAATTTATACCAAATGATATAGAAAACCAAGGATATACATTATTTTATTATGTTAAAGCTATTGAATATAAGAAATTTTTAAATCCAAATATGGAAGGATATATTGAGATAACTTTCCAACCATATGATGCATATATTTATGCTACACCAACATACTCTTTGTCTGTAAGTGGAGGTAGTACAACATCTATAAGTAATATAAGTAATGTTAATAAAATATATTATCCTAAAATAAGAGTTATAAATTTAGGAAATAAAGAGAATGTAATAACAATAAACAACTTAACAACAGGAAATACATTAAGTATAAAAGGTATAGAACAAGGGAAAGATGTTACAATAGATTGTGCAATAGGAAGTGTTCTTGATGCAGAAGGAAAAAATCGTTTTGATGTATTACAAAATTTTGATTTTATAGGATTGAGCAAAGGAGAAAATCGTATTTCTTTATCGTCAAATTGCTCTATACAATTCACTTGTGAATTTCCTATGATAATATAGTAGGTGTATATTATGTACATTAAAGAATTAAAAGATAAATATACCTTGATATTGCGAAAAATGAACGGTCAAGCTATGGGGATTATATTTTACCAAGATATAACATCTATTTCAAAAGGTATACAAAAAATAAGTGAATTAACATTTACTGTAAGTAAACATTACGGATTAAATAACGAAGTTAATCCGTTATATGATGAACTAAAAAATGAAAGACTTATAGATTTAGATGATATAGAAACATATGTTATTAAAAATGTAAAAGAAACTAATGATGCAACAAAAGTAATAACTGCTTATTCAAGAGAAAAAAAATTATGTAGAAGTAAAGTAGAATTTGAAGATATATGTTTAACATTAAAAACAAAAGACGAGAATGTTTACGATTGTTACACTTTAGATGAATTACTATATGAAGATACAGGTTGGAAATTGGGTTATATATCAGATAGAGTTTTGTATTCAACTGATGAAACATTATTGGATATATTAAATGGTGTAAAAAATGAAACTACAAATGTAGAGAAATTAAGATATCAAGAATCAGTATCAACCAATTGGTATGATTATATAATGGAAGATATATCTGCTCAATTTGAATGTTATCCTATATTTGATTCATATAATAAATTAGTTAATCTTTATGATGAATCAGAATTAGGAGAAAATCTTGAATTATTACTATCATATGATAACTATTTAAAATCTAATGAAAAAACAACAGACACAGAAGAAATAGTGACAAGACTTACATTAATTGGTAATGAAGATTTAACTATTGTAAATTGTAATCCGACAGGTTTAAGATATATAGAGGATTTTTCATATTATATAGAAAATAAAGAAATGTCAGATGAATTAATTTTAGCATTTGAACGATATGAGATAGTTAAGAATAGAATAGCTAAAGAATGGGAACAAAAGATGTTGGAAAGAGCAGAAAAAAATGAAGAATTTGAGAAGAAACAAAAGAGTTTGCTTATGGTTTATAGTATGATACAAAGTTTAGAAACTGCAATAAATATGGCAGAAGATGGACAATACAAGGCTATGTTATCAGAACAATTACAACAACAAAAGGATGAACGTGTATTATTAGAAGATAGGGGAGTTAATATTCTTTATGAAGAAATAAGAGTATTAAGTGAAGAAATTACTGAATTAAATTTTGCTTGTCGTAAAGAAAATGCCGAAGATGATAAAGGTAAAATTTTTACAACTGATTTACTAGATGAATTAAAAGAATTTATATATCAAGATACATATAGTAATGACAATATTATATCTGATAAAGATTTAATAAAAATGGGTATGGTTAAATTATCAGAATTAAGTCAACCGACTAAAAGTTGGAGCATTGATTCTGTAAATTTTGTAGAAAGATTAATAGATAATGGTTTTCGTAATCAATGGCAAGGACAATTAGGTTTAGGAGATATGATATTATTAAAAGGGGATAATGAAGTTGAAGCAATATATTTAGTAGGATATACTCAAAATTTTAAAGACAAAACTTTAGAACTAGAATTGTCAAATAAAAAAGCTAATAATGAATTTTCATTGAGTATAGGGGAAAGATTAACACAAGCAAAAGAAGCATATGAGAATACAATGAGAAACAAATATTTATTAAATAGTATAAGATTAAAAAGATTAGGTGTAAATTACGATAAAATAAATAGAGAATTTTTATAAAAAATTAAATTGGTAGTATTATATACATTATGTAATACTACCAATTTTTTATATCATTTAAGGTGTATTAATGAGTGTTTTAGTTGACTTAAAATAAAAATAGTAGTATAATAAAAATGAAAGGAGTGCGTTGATTAATGGCATTAATTTCTAATTTTCCTACTTTTTCATATGTGTCTTGGCAAGGTTTAATAATAATAGCAGAGGATAAAACACCATATGTAATAAATAATGGAAATACAAATTGCAAATATGTATATTGGGAAAAGGCAAATCCATATACTTTAAAAGCAATAAATGAAAAATTAACAACAAGTAATGCTAGATTTTTAATATATGTTAATGATGGTGGAATTGGTACAGAAGTACCACAAGATTTAATAGGTATACAATATCGTGAAGGTAGCGGTGTTTTAATAAGCAAAATACAAGGTCAAGTTAGTGAATTAGACGGAAAATATTATGCAATTAAAGAAGATATAGAAGGAATAGAAAAAATAATAGGAAGTTCAGAAACAACAGAAGAAGGAACACTTGTAGATAGAGTTAATAAAATAGAGCAGACTGCAAATGGAACTCTTGAAACAGTAAGTAAATTAGAAACTTCTTATAACAAAGATAAAGAATCAGAAAGAATGAGAGATAGTATATTAACTAGTTTAATCACTATGTCTACTAAATTATCAGAATATCAAAATGAAATTACTAATGCTTGTGAAGATTTTGAAATAACAACAGAAGAACAACAAGCAATAAAAAATAAACAAAAGGAATTTGTAGATAGTGCAAATGCAGTATATTTATGTCACAATGAACTAGTTAAAGCAATAGATAGAGAAGAAAATCAAGAAGTTATTCGTTTATTAAATCTATCTAAGTCAAACTTGGAAATGTCAGTAAACAACTTAAATACTAATGTCAATACTAGTATAAGTGATTTTACAGTAGTACCAAGTGAAATAACTACAATGCTTAATATGTTAGCAACTGTTGGAGTAAGAGCGAATGAATATAAGAATACTTTATCAGATGCGATAATATTAGGCATAGGTGGAGAAATAGTAGAAAATATACTTACAACTAACAAAACTGCAACAGAATTTAGCCAATCTGTAAGTGAAATAATAGATATAATAGATGGAGAAAGTGGATTAAGAAAACAAATAGAGAAAAATCAAACTAATATAACACAAACAGCAGATAATATAAGATTAAATTATGTAAAATATGACAAAACAACTTCTGAATTAACCGTATCAGATGATACAATAAAATTAGATGCAGGAAAAGTTTTATTAACAGGAACACTTACTTGGGATAGTTTAGATGATAATGCAAGAGAAAATCTTAAAGGAGATAAAGGAGAAAATGGTACTGCCGAATATGTAGTACTTACTGGCGACCAATTTATTAAGTGTGCGGCAGACGGAACTCCTAGTAAACCTTCTGTAACAATAAATACACTTATATCTGGTATAACAGATATACCAAATATTGTATGGAAATATAAACAAGAAAACTCTGGTACTTGGGTTACAATAGCTTCTAATAATAATAAAACTTATTATTCATTATCTGCAACTAGTGATATATGGGGTGGAAAAGAGTCAATATCAATAAGAGCAATAGTTAATAGTATATATTATGATGATTTAACTATTGTTAAAGTTAGAGATGGTATAGACGGTAGTTTAGCAGAATATGTTGAAATTATAGGAGAACAATCTTTTAAATATTCAATAGAAAAAGGAACAACTGAATTTACTCCAACTCCAACTGTTATTACATTAGAAGGGGTAGCACATAATATAAATACAACTAATACTAGATGGTATTATAAATTCCCTGGACAATTAGGTTGGACATTAATGACGGAAAATAGTGGAAAATTCAAAATATCTGTGTTCCCAGACGACCCTATATTATTTAAAAATTATGATATAGTTCAGATAAAATTTGAATTAAATACTCATTATGATGTTATAACTTTAAATAAAGTATATGACGGTAAAGATAGTGTTATGGCAATATTATCCAATGAAACACATATAGTACCTTGTAAATCAGATGGAACAATAGTTAGCTTAGAAGGGGCAACAACTGATTTATCAATATATGTAGGTGCTATGAATGATACAAATAATTGGAGTACTACTGTTACAACAGAAGGGGTTGTTGGTACATTATCAAATAATAATAAAACATTTACTGTTACTGATTTATTATTAGATGTAGGATATGTTGATTTTCTTTCAAGAAAAGACACTTTTGATAGTGTGTCAAAAAGATTTACAATAACTAAATCTAAAAATGGATTAGACGGTAGCACAGGAGCAGATAGTATTTCTTATTGGATAACTAGTTCTGCATCTTCAATAGTTAAAAAAGAAGATAAAACTTTTGAACCTTCTGAAATAATAATAAATACAAAATGTAAAGAAGGTAAAAAAGAAGTAACTGACTTTGAAGGTATTATGGTTATTTCTGAATTAATTAATGGAGAATGGGTTGAAAAATATACAAGCAACAACAAAGAAAGTATGTATAAATATATTGTTGGAGATATGAATGAAATTGAAGAAGACCCTATTGAACCACCAACAGAAGAACCTATTGAAGAAGAAAAAGATTTAAAAGCAATAAAAATTGAATTATATTTAGACAATGTTTTAATTGATGAAGAATACATTCCAATAATAAACGAAGGTGTATCAACACCTATTGCATTTTTAGATAATGATTCACATATTATACCTTGTAATTTTAATGGAACACCATTAAATTATGACGGTGCTACAACTACTATGCATGTCTATGTAGGTAGTGTAGATGATAGTGAAAATTGGAAATTTACTATATCAGAAACAGATGTAGTAGGAGATATAACTAATAACAATAGAACTTATCAAGTTATTAAAATAAATAATGATAATGGTTATGTTGATATTACTGCTAGTAAAGAAGGATATGAAGATATTACTAGAAGATTTAGTGTAGCAAAAGCTATATATGGTAAAGACGGAGATAGTGCAAAATATGTTCATATTAACGGAGAACAAGTATTTAAATATGTAGATGATTTTGAAGGTACTCCAACTCCTAGTACTATTGAGTTACAAGCTACTAGATATAATATTGACTTAAAAGGTAAATGGCAATATAAAAATGCCAACGGTGAATATGTTGATATGAATATAACAACAGATAACATCACAATTACTCCTTCAAGTGGATTATTGGGTGTTCAAAACACTAGTACATTTAGATTTATTGCAGATGATTATTATGATGAAAAAACAATAATCAAAATAAGTGATGGGTCAAATGGATTGCCAGGGTCAGACGGAGAAGATGGTATTTATATATTAATCACAAATGAAGCACATACAGTTCCTTGTGATAATGACGGTAGTTATGAACAAACAGAATTAGAAAAGGTAACAACAGAAGTTCATGTGTATAAAGGAATAGAAGAAATAGATGCGACTGTAAGTTTAAAGACTAATGGTTGCCAAGCTATTTATAGTGTTGCAAATAAAACTGTTACATTAACAGAACTAACTAGTAATACTGCAACAGTAACAATAGGTATTGTTGTAGAAGATAAAGTATTCACTAAAATTATGACAGTTACAAAATCATTACAAGGTGCTAGTGGTAAAGACGGTAATGGAATAAATGTAATAGGTAAACTTGGTTCAGTAGAAGATTTACCAACAGATGGAGAACCAGGAGATGCTTATTTAATAGACGGATTATTATACTTATGGTCAGAAAATGACAATTCTTGGTCAGATGGCACAGAAATACGTGGAGAACAAGGTTTACCAGGAAAAGACGGTATAGACGGTAGAACAACTTATTTCCATATTAAATATGCAAACAAAATAGTATTTGATAAAAATGGATTACCAACAAATGATAGTGAGTGGACTGAAAATAATGGAGAAGAAATAGGAGATTGGATAGGTCAATACACAGATTTTTATGAAGATGATTCAGCTATTTTTAGTGATTATAAATGGAAAAAGATAAAAGGTGAAGACGGAATAAATGGAATAGTAGCCATTTTATCAAATGATTCTCATGTAGTACCTTGTTTAGAAGATGGAACAGAATGTATTTTTACAGGTTGTTCAAGTACAATAAGTTTATTTATGGGAGCAGAAGAATTAATAGACAATGTATCTTATAAATATGAAGCATCAGAAGGTATTGGTGGAGAATGGGATAGTATAACTGGTACATATAAAGTTGTTGCTATGAACAATGTTGATAGTGGATATGTAGATTTATTTGCTATGTATAATGGTATTGAGTATACTAAGAGATTTACAATAACTAAGAGTAAACAAGGAAAAGATTCGTACACTATTAATTTAAGTAATGATAATCATAGCTTTGTTGCTAATTCAGAAGGTATAATAGAATATCAACAAAGTTTAATTATTACAATTTCTGCTTATAAAGGTAATATTAAGAAAAATGTAGTAATAGGTGGATTACAAGGAATAGACGGTTTAACTTTAGAAAAAATATCTGACGACCAAATAAGAATATCAACTAACAATTTATTCCAATTAGCACAAAGCGGAACAATAAATATACCAATTACTGTTGACGGACAATCATTCACTAAAGTATTTACTTATACTAGAGTAGATTGTGGAGCAGACGGTCAAGACGGTTTAGACGGATACACAATTTATTTAACAAATGAATGTCATAGTTTTTATTGTGAAAGTAATGGTAGTGTATTAGATGAACAATCAACTGTAACTACTGTAAAAGCATTTTTAGGTTCAGAAGAAAAAACACCAATAATTGGTACTATTGTAAATCCACAAGGTTTAACTGTAACTAAAAACGGAACTTCATTAACAATAACTGCTAATAGATTTGAACTAGCAGATAATGGGTCATTTAACATACCTATTACAATAGACGGTAGAAGTTTTGTTAAAGTATTTAGTTGGGTAAAAACATATAAAGGTAAAGACGGTAAAGATGGGTCAGATGCTAAATATGTAGTGGTAAGTGGTGAACAAGTATTTAGATATCCTAAAGGGGCAACAACTCCTACACCTAATTCAATAGTTTTATCTGTTTCTAAATTTAATACTACTGAAAAAGGTAAATGGCAATATAAAGCTAAAAATGGAGATTATATAGATATTGGGTCAACTTCTGACACATTAATAGTAACACCTACAAGTGGTACATTAATAGATAGTGGTTATTGTACATTTAGATACATATTAGATGATTGTTTTGATGAAATAACAATAGTTGAAGTTAGTGACGGTATTGATGGTAATAGTGGTCAAACTTTCTATACTTGGATAATGTATGCAGATGATGAAAATGGTAAAAATATAAGTAATAATCCTGATGGAAAAAAATATATAGGATTATCTTATAACAATATATCATCTACTGAATCAACTAATCCTCTTGATTATAAATGGACTAAAATCAAAGGTGAAGACGGGGTAGAAGGTGCTAAAGGTGAAGACGGTATAACTTATTACACTTGGATAAAATATAGTGATTATTCAGATGGAAGTAGTATGTATGATACACCAAAAACTTCAACTCAATATATAGGTATAGCTACTAATAAATTAGTTCAAGCAGAATCTACTAATAAAGACGATTACAAATGGTCTAAATTTAAAGGAGATACAGGACAACCAGGTAAAGATGCTTATACTGTTGTACTTACTAATGAATGTCATAGTTTTGTTGCAGAAAGTAATGGTAATATAACTAGTGAACTTACAACAACTAGCCAAGTATTAGCTTATAAAGGTACAACGAAAGTAACACCTACAATTGGAACGATTACTAATCCTGGTGGTATGACTATTACGAAAAGTGGTACTACTTTAACATTTAAAGTTAGTAAAGGTACATCATTAGCAAGTAGTGGAAATGTAACAATACCTGTAATAATTGATGGAATAACGTTTAATAAAGTATTCAGTTGGACTAAAACAATTAAAGGTGTAGACGGTTCAGATGCAGATGTTCCTAATTGGGTAAAAGAATGGGATGGTAATACTACTACTATTAATGGCAGTAGTATAGTAACTCCAAAAATATTTGCAGGAACAGTTACTAACAATAAACCAACTGGTGTGGCTATGGGTAAAGATGTATTTGGTACTAACAGTTCATATCCTGTCAACGGTATAGTTGGATATAAAGATGGTGTAAAAACATATGAATTTAATTCAAATGGTACTATATTAATAGGAAGTAAATCAGGTCAATATTTATCTTGGGACGGAAGTAGTTTAGAATTAAATGTAAAAACATTAAAAATATCTGCTTCTGATGTTAGTACTAAAACATATGTTGATGGTCAAATATCTAATGTAAATAAAACAGTTACAACTATGCAACAAACTATGAATGGTATCTCAACATCAGTAAGTAAAAATACAACAAATATTAATTCTGTTTCTAATACACTTGCTCAAACTAATCAAACAGTAGAAGGTATACAAAATAAGGTATCAACTACAACAACAGATGTATCAAGTTTAAAAACTAGAATGACTACAGCAGAAAGTCAAATTAAGTCAAATGGTAGCATAATTAATTCTGTAAAAAATTCAGTATATACAACAACTGAAACTGATAAATTATTAGAAGCATATAAACAAGGAAGTAGAAACTATGTAAGAAATGGTAATTTTAGAGGTGCAGTTGCAGGTTCTGCCAATATTCCTCATTGGTGGTGGTGGGGTAGTGGAGGACATGTTTATTGGTCTAATCAAAATGGAAATTATACTGGTGACGGAGCAGTATGGTGGGGTAGTAATCAACAATGTGGTATAGCATGTGATAATATATATGCTGATAGAATACCTCCTAATACTGTTGTAACATTATCATTTAATTTTCATGCAGAAAGTATGGTAATGGCAAGTGGTTTTGAGGTTATTTATTATAATAGTAATAGAGAAAAAATAACTTCACAATATTGGAATTATATAGAAGGAAAAAATGAAGTAACATTTACAACACATCCTACTTATAGTTATCTTATTGTATCATTTGGACATAATGGAACATATGATGGTGGTCTTGGTAATTATTTAATTCAATTAGCAAACGTACAACTTGAAAAAGGTAATAAAGCAACAGATTTTATGCCTGCATATGAAGATTTCCAAGAACAAATAACTGCTAATACAAATAACATTAATAACAATACTAATAATATATATAATATGGAATCTAAAATAACTCAAACTGCCAACTCTGTTGAATTAAGTTTCTTAGAAGGTGGGGGAGATAACAAAATATTAAATTCATCTTTTAGAGATGGAGGTAGATATTGGAATTTCCTTAGTTGGAATCAAAATGGAGGTAGCGGTGGTGGTAGTGGTTGGAATGTAAATGTTCCACCAAATGAATGGTGTTTAACAAATAGAAACACATTGACTGCCTATGCTAATAACCTTACATCATATACAGGACAAGCACTTGGAGTTGGATTTGACTCAAATATAATATGGGGTGGAACAAATTGGACACTTAGTTGTTTAATAGCTTCTCATAGATGTGAACAAGTAACAATAGAAATTTTAGAATTTGACTCAAATGGAAACAGATTTGGTAATTTTAATGCCTTCGGTTATAGACCAAGTTATGGCGGTCAAAATAGACAGAATTGGACAAAAGTTCATCAAACTTTTAGTTTAAAAAATAGTGGTTGTGCTTGGTTTATTGTAAGATTTTTTATGGGTGCTTGGACAGGAGAACAAAATAGTGCGCATATATGGGTAGCAGAACCACAAGTGGTGTTAGGACATAAATCAAAATTAACTTATACAACTGCTGCAGATGAATTGTATAGTGGTGTTACAAGAATAGACCAAGACGGTATAAGGGTAAGTAATAGTAATGCTAGTACCACTACAACAATGAACGCAAATGGTTTCTATATAAATCAAAGTGGTAGTGGAGATGTATTTAAAGTTGATAGTGGTGGTGTTAGTTTAGCACAAGGTACTGTAACATTAAATAAAAATGGATTAACCGTTAATTCTTGGAATAATGGTATAATGACATACTTAGATGCAAATGGACTTAATATACTCAAAGATGGTTATGCATTATTACAAGTGCATAGTAATGGTATATTATTACGACAAAATAAAATTAACATAGACCAATGGGGTGTAACGTGTTACCATGATGATGGAACTTATACACAAATGAATAGTAGTGGATTATTCCATTATCAAAGTGGTACAGGTAGAAAATATCATTATTTAATTTATGCAGGTGAATACACATGTAATTCAGAAGAAACAAGAACTATAAGTATACCTTGGGAGTTTTATGGTAAAGATTTCCAAGTAATAACTGCTATTAAAAGAATATACATATCTTCTAATGATTATGTTGTTAATGCTAGATTCCCTCTATTATCTTTCTATGCAGAATGTACAGGTAAAAATATCTGGGCTCCGAATTTTTCAGTATATGCGTCAATAAGAGCATGGAATAGAGGGGGATATAGTAACTGGGGAGGACTTGTTGGGGATGGTAACTCTGCAGGTAACCAAGCAGAATATTCTGCTATGAAACCAGTTGTAGCATTTTGGGTAATAGCTTAATAAAATAAAGAAAGGAAATGATTATAAATGCCAAATTCAAATATAAATCAAAATCCAAGTATAAAGGATTTTGAAAATAGTATGACTATATATTATTGGAAAAAAGATGGGAATATACATTCATATTGTACAGGAATAACAGATATGAGTACTTTTGGAAATTATGCAGATGAATATGCTTTAATATTAGATTATGTAGTGCTACCTCTTGATAGAACAGTATTAACATATTTAAACCAATTTTATATAGATTTAAAAACTAAACAAGTAAAATTAAGACAAGATAATTCTTTTGATTTTACAAAATATCAATAAAATTAATAAGTCTTATTTTATTAATGAGGGTATGGGACTCCCATACCCTTTTTAAATATATAAGTTGAAAGAGGTGATGATATGTTAATACAAAAAGATGTTACCGTTACTGTTGATGGAAGATATGCTACATTAAGTGAGGATATATTTTTATATAAAAACGATAGAAATATAGATATTGTTTTTACTATTGTAGATGCAAAATATAAATTCAATGCATATAGTGGTAACATATTGGTTGAATCAACTGCTAAATATGCTACTGTAAAAGTATTAAAACCGAATGGAACGAGATTTACTAGTAGTAAATTATTAATAGCAGATAATAAAGTTATACTTACTATTACACAAGATTTTATAGACCAAATTGATGAAGTTGGTGTTCACACCGTACAAATACAACTTTGGGACGAAGAAGCAGGAAGAGTTACATTACCACCAATTTCATTTACCGTATTAGAACCTATATTTGATGATGAAGATAGTAATGCTTATACTTATGGTAGAAGTGTAGATGATTAATTATGTTGATAAAAAAATATATAAAAATAACAATACAAGATGGAACTGCATCAGTAGATGATAATTTATATTTTTATAGAAATGATAAAAATATAGATGTAATGTTTGAACTAATTAACTTTAAATTTGACTTTATAAAAAATCAAGCAGTAGGAGAAAATGCAATAGTTAAAACTAATGCATCATATGCAACATTACGTATTATCAAACCTAATGGAGAGAAATTACTTGTTGTAAGATGTCCTATTGAAGATTATTATGTTAAATTTACAGTTACATCAGAGTTTATAGATGAACTAGAAGAAGTTGGTATACATCAATTACAAATAACTTTATATGATGAATTTGAAGGTAGAATATCTATACCACCTATATCTTTTGAAGTATTAGAACCATTATTTGATGATGATGAAGATTGGTATGAAGATGGACAAGTAAATATAACACAAGCAAATATTGTAAATATTGCAGATAATGAAGAATGGGTAAATGATTTAAACGGTAGACAAGAAATTCTTGAAGGAACTAATCTATATGAATGGAAACATAAAGATTGGATATCTGATGTTAGATTAAATGCTATACATAATAATATAGTAAGATTAAGTAATATGCAATCTAATCAAATTGGGTATGGGAATAATGGATTAAATACTGTTCAAGACGCATTAGATACATTATTAGCACCATCATTAGTTATTAATAGTTTCAACATAAGTGTAAATACTCTTATGGAAATAGGAATAACAGTCAATTGGTGTGATTTTACTTGGTCATATAATAAAAACAACATTGTTTCTCAACGTATAAATGATATAGAACTTGGAGAAAATGTTGTTGAATATAGATATAAAACACCATTTAACACTAATAAAACATTTACATTAGTAGCAAATGATGGTAGAGATGAAAAAACTAAAAGTATTACTGTGCAATTTTGCAATAGAGTATTTTATGGTGTATCATTAGTGCCAGAAGTTTATGATAGCACATTCTTAAATACTTTAAATTCTACATTACAAACATCACGAAATAAAACTATACAAGTAAATCCCTTAACTAATCAATATATATATTATTCAATACCTACTAAATATGGTGAATGTGTATTTTCTGTTAATGGTTTTATTGGTGGTTTTGAAAAAGTTGCAACAATTTCGCATACTAATTCATATGGATATAAAGAAGATTATGTTATATATAAATCAGATAATCAAAATCTAGGTAATACTACTGTGGTTATCCAATAAAGGAGGTGGTATTAACCAATGGCAATAGAATTGATTTCTACAATAACCACAAAAAATAATGGAAGTTATGCAATTGCATTATCTAATGAAATCCAAGGTGGACTTCATTCAAAGAAAACTCTTAAAGAAAGAGATAATATATCAACAGAAAGATTACAAGAAGGTATGCTTTGTTATGTAGAAGAAGCACGTCAATATTACCAATGGAAAGAAGAAGTTTGGCAAGTTTTTTCAGTAGGTGGTAGTGGTGATTCTTCTGGTACTCCAATGTACAGAGTTGATACATATGAAGATATGATAAGTATATTGGCAGTAGATATAAAAAATGGTACATTATGTCATGTTAAAAATGATATTAATGAAAACTATTTATATTATTTTCATAATGATACTTGGTGTACAATAGGGTCAAAATATCAAGTTTGGATAGGAACTAGTGAACCACCAAATAAAAATCATCTTTGGGTAGATACAAGAAATATGGTTAATGGTGATGATGTTACTATTGATAATCCTCCTACATTTATAGATACACCTTTAATCCAATATCTAAGAAATCAAATAGTTGCTTTAAGTCAAAAAATATTTAATTTACAAAGTCAACTTGAAGATGCTATTGAAAATGGTATTAGTGGTGGAGGAAATGGCGGTAACGGTGGTAATAATGGTGGAAGTGGCACAGTAAAGCCAGTTGAAGAAAATAGATTTGTTACAGAAGAAGGAGATTACATAATTACAGAAGACGGAAATTATTTCCTTACAGAAGATAGTGATGTCAATTTAGGAGATGATTCTGTTATAGGTAATATTAATGGTATAGAATTACTTACAGAAGATGGTCAAAATCTTATGACGGAAGACGGAAACTATTTTGTTGCAGAAAATGGAACTAGTGATGGTGGAGTTGATAGTGGCAACAATAGTGGAAGTAGTGGAGGAAATAATAATACAGATGATGAAGAAATCGAAGAAGATATAGCTTATCCAATAAAAGGAGGAAGAATAACAACAACTGTTGTAGATGAAGAAATTTTAATAGACGGAAGTGTATTATCACAAGTTACTATATTTAATGAAAGTGAAAATGAAATTCATGTAACAATAAACTTCGGAGAAGAAATTCCTCTTGAAGTAGAAGAATCATTAAGTTTAGGAGATATAAAAATTTATTCTATAATTATTACAGAAAGTAAGAGTACTATTAAATATATAGGATATTAATAAAGGAGTTGAAATGTTTTGGCAAGTATCAAAATAAGTGAACTATTAGAAGTTGGTCTTTTAAATGACGGCGACTATTTAAATATAGTTACTACTGCTGGTGTAAATAGAAAAATAAAATTTTCTACCTTAAAATCGGCAGTAAATGATAGTGTTAGTAACTACATAGATATTAAAGCAAAAAATGGAACTATATATAGAGTAACAGTAAACAATGAAGGAGATTTAATTTGTCAAAATGCAGAAGCATTTACTGCTAATAATCCTGACAAAGGAGAAAGTGGTCGTTTTGCAGGGTTAATGATAAATATGATATATGGTGGTGGTAATAACCAAAATAATACTGCTTGTTCGCATGGTTTTATAGAATTATACAATCAAAGTACATCTAGTATAGATTTAAACTTAAAAGGATTATATTTAAGTATAAAAACTGCTACTGGAGATTGGCAATCTTTAGCATTAGAAGGAATGATACCATATCAACATTCTTTCTTAATAAGATGTACACAAGTATCTAGTTTAGCATTATTAGGTACAAGATGTAAAATAGATTATTACGACCAAGAATGGAATATAGTATTACCAGATGTTGGATTTAGTGCTTATTTATCAATAGGAACTCCAACTACTGCTAATCCATTTAATGCAGATGGTAATTTAAATAAAGAACAAGGATATATAGATTTAATGGGTATCGGTGGAGATACAGAAGATAAAAAAGTTGTGGCTTATGAAAATAAATATCCACAAATAATGACTAAAGATATAGGAGCAAGAAGATTAGATTTTGCAGATACAGATAATAACCAAGCAGATTGTAGAGCAGTAGATTGGACTTCTTGTGATATTAATATATATAGACCAAGATGTGTTAAAGACGGTAAATGGGATTTATACTTTAATAAAGCTAAGTTAAAAACAACTATGCCTAACTTAATCAATATGTGTTATGGTAGAAACGGAGAAAATACTAGAACATTTACTTGGCAAAGTGCTTTAACAGATGAAGGTTATATTAAATGGAGAAAGTACGGAGAATTAAAATGGAATAAAAAAGCAACTGAAAAATCTATTATAACTCATTATGATACGGATGCTACATTACATAGAGTTGTATTAAATAATTTAGAAGTTGGAGAATACGAGTATTGTTGTGGAGAAGAAGGTGCTTATTCTGATGTAAGTACTTTTGAGGTAAAAAAATTCCAACAAACTGCTAATGAAAGTAATTTTATAGATGATAGAATAAAGGTTCTTTGGACAACCGACCAACAAGCCTGGACAAAATTTGTCCCACTATATAGATAATATGTAGTGCAAACCCTTTGAACTGCTTGTAAATCCTAAAGCCTATTGAACTACAACATAACTAGAAATGGTAAGTGTGAAAGTGGCGAAAGCAGAAAAAATCAATAGGATGGCATAAGGTTAAATCCTAAGTGCTAATACAATGGAAGTCTAGCAGGTAAGATTCTAAGTTTATTTATAAATTAAGTTGACAAAATATAAAAATAATAGTATAATAAGAATAGAAAGGAAGTGATAATATGCCTAAAAAGAAAACACATGAACAATTTATAAAAGAATTTAATGAGAAAAATCCTAATGCTAATAACATAGAAATATTAGGAAAATATGAAAGTGGTAAAAAACCTATTCTTTGTAGATGTAAAATACATAATTATACGTGGTCGCCAAAAGCAGAACAGTTATTGGCTAATAAAAAATGTTGTCCAATAGGTGCAAATAATTTAATAACAACAACAGAAGAATTTATAAAAGAGTTAGAAAAAATAAATCCCAATATAGAAGTATTAGGAAAATATATCAATTCTAAAACACCAATAGCTTGTAGATGTAAAATAGATGGATATGAATGGAGTCCAACACCTGATAATTTAAGACAAAGAAAAGGTTGTCATAAATGTGCGAATATTGTAAAAAGAACTCACGAAGAATTTGTAAAAGAAATGTATTCTATTAATCCTAATATAAAAATATTAAGTAATTTTATTGATACACATACTTATGTTAAATGTGAATGTTTAATTGATGGAAATATATGGGAAGCAGAACCTAGACATTTACTTGATAAACATGGTTGTCCACAATGTTCTGACTCAATAGGTGAAAAAGAAATTGCTAAATATTTGAATAATAATAATATAGAATATAATCCTCAATATAAATTTGAAGACTGTAAATTTTATAAACAACTTCCATTTGATTTTTATTTACCTCAATATAATATTTGTATAGAATTTGACGGTAAACAACATGATGAAATAGTTGAATGGTTTGGTGGTTTAGAAGGTTTTATAGATAGAAAAATTAGAGATACTATAAAAAATATATATTGTCAACAAAATAATATTAAATTAATCAGAATACCTTATTCTAAAATTAATAATATAAAACAAATACTTACAAAAGAACTTAATTTATAAATAAATATGAATAAACTTCAACGACTAAGTATCCTAGTAGTCTAGGTAGTGGAGGGCAACCTATTTAATGGGTTGATGATATAGTCTGCTCTTATGGGAAACCATAAGCAGTATCTTAGATACGGTATGAGATTAACGAACTCATATGAACATAAGGAGTCGAAGAAGCACAAGCTACATCTGTTGTATTCCAAAATATAACAGAATGGGAAAAAGACACAGGATTTGATTTCCATTTAAATACAGGTGATATTTCACAAAATGCTAACCGTTCATTTGAATGGAGATACCATTATAAATATGCAGATGATTTAATAAGAACAATACCTCATATGATAACTTGTGGAAATAACGACCTTATTGATAAATTATATTCAACTGCATTTACTTGGTATATGACTCCGGAAGACCATTTTTTACCAGACGGAACTACTGGTATATCAAGATATAATTCTTGTCATAGTTATGATTTAGGATTTGTTCATTTTGTATGTTTAAATTCTAATAAAGACGAGTCAATGTTTGATAAAGCTAGTGGAGAAAAAGTAGATGATTGGATACAAAGAGAATGTGCTTGGTTAGATGCAGATTTAACATTAGATGAAGCTAATCCAAAAACTAGATGGGTAATATGTTATATGCACTATGCACCATTTACTTGTGTTAGACCAAATTGGGTACAAAGATTTGTTCCTATATTTGAAAAACATAGAGTACATCTAATTTTATGTGGACATAATCATACTAATTCAAGAAGTATAGCTATAAGAAGTGGATACAATGGAGAACCTAATACGAAATATTATGATAATACAGGACAAATGACAGAAGGGGAAGAAACTGCATTAGGTGCAGGTATAATAAATCATTCAGATGACCCAAATAATGGTAACTATTATATTATGATTAATGCAAGTGGATATAAGAATAGTGGTAAGGAAAGTATACAAAATCCTTATCCTTGGTGGTATGCACTTAAATCTTCACATCCAAGTCAACCAACATATGCAACATTAGAGATAACTTATAATAATATAATTTATAATTGTTATCAATGTATGGGTGTTTTAGGTAAGGATATAAATGGTAATACAATAGTTCTACCATATGGAACACAAGAAAAGAAATTATATGATACATTTACAATTCCTTGGAGAGCAAAAGGGCAAACTTTAATATAGAAAGTAGTTGATAATCAATGCCAAATAGAATATGGGACGATAGTAAAAAAGCATGGGTTATTGTTGATGAAGCTAGATTTGCTTTACAAACTAAAGTAGTAGATGTTGGAAATTATTATGAATCTGATAATGTCGAAGGTTGTCTTCAAGAATTAGGAGATAAATTGGAAAATTTTGACGGAGAAAGTATTGAAGCAATCGGAGAATTAGAAAGTAAAATAGAAGATTTAGACGATAGAGTAACTTACATTGAAGAAAATGGTGGAGGAGGTGGAGGTGGAGGTGGTGCTTTAATGCCTACCTTAACTCTACTTGGAGAAGACAATTATGCAATTCCAACTGACGGAGAAGTAACAATTTATTACAATTTTACTTCTCCCAATTTGGGATTTGGTACTTCATATGTAAGTTTGAACTATGAAACAGTTGAAAGCGAAGCTATTTCACAAGGTCGTAACTCATTTACAGTTAAAAATTTACCAGTAGGAGAACATAGAATAGATATATATGTTACAGATATAACTGGATTATATTCTAATACAATTACAATTACAATAGTTGCCGGTGGTCTTGAACTTACTAGTACATTTGATGATAGTAATGATATTACATTAGAAGATTATATTAGAATTAGATATAACATAGCAACAATATCTACAACTGCTATAACTGTAACAATTGAAATAGATGGGCAAGAAACAAAAGAAGAAGGTTTTATAGGACAAAACGTTTTAGACATAGGACAATTTACATCATTAGGTATACATACTGTTAGAATATCTGCTACTAGTGGTGATTTAGAATCGAATGTATTAATATTTAATCTAGTTGTTGCAGATAGTGATAATTTATATGTATCATCCACATTTCAATCACCAGCAACATTCCAAGTTGGTAAAAATGTTCAAATAGATTATCGTAATAGTATGCTTGGACAAAATAGATTTTATACTTATTTATATATAGATGGAGCAGAAGTGGACATAGTTACTTCTTATCAAGGACACAACTTCTGGAATGTTGGTACAAATTTATCAATAGGTGACCATACATTAATGCTATATTCTAAAACACAAGACGGAGAATATGTGTCAAACACATTAAGTTGGGTAATTTCTGTTGTTGCAGAAGATTATACACCATTTAGAATAGTAGAAGATGGATTAGTTTTCAATTTTGATGCAAATGGTAAACAACAAACATCATCAACTAAAAACTTTTGGAAAGATACAACTGAAAATGATGTACGTTGTGAATTATTTAATTTCAACTATTCTACGAATGGTTGGATAGATAACTCATTAGTATTTAATGGTAAAGCATATGCTAAAATAAGTTATTCTCCATTTTCAGATGGATTTCCAAATGGTGCTACAATAGATTTATTATTTAAAGTAAAAAATGTTGGAGATATAGAAGGTAAAGTTTTATGGTGTAGAAATTATATGACACCATATCAAGGTATGTATGTAAGTACTTATGAAAGTAATATGCGTTCGGCAAATTCAAGAATGGTTGAAGCATCATTCCAAGATGATACTTGGACAAGGGTAACATGGGTTATTAATAGAGATGATTTAACTATGTTATGTTATGTAAATGGTGTTATTACAAGATGTATATATATAGGAGATACTGAAAACTTTAGAATGGAAAAAGAAATTTATCTAGGTGCATCATTTGATGAAGTTGATGATAACTTAGATGATAATGGTAATCCTATACCACATTATGCTTCTTGTTCAATTAAAAACTTTAGAATGTATAATAGACCATTAACAGATGAAGAAATATTACAAAATCATATAGCAGATATAAAAGATAAAGAAGAACAATTAGCTATAAGAGAAAAGAACTTTGGAGATAGTACAATACCTATTATGAAATTTGAAGGTAATATAGACGGTATGACAGGTGATATTTATAAGTTAATTACTATTGATTATAACGACCCATTAGACCCTACTAAACGTTTTAGACAAGAACAATGTAGAGTATATTGGCAAGGGACTTCTTCACTAGAATATCCTGTTAAGAACTACACAATAGAACTAATGAGTGGTGGTAATGCTTGGGAATATGCACCAAAAGATGATTGGATGCCCGAAAAACGATATACACTTAAAGCATGTTTTATGGATAGTTCCGCCGCTAACAACGTAGGTAGTTCTAAACTAGTTTATGATTATTTCAGAAAAATGAATATGTTCTATCCACAAGAGATAAAAAATCCTAAGACTAGAAGTGTTGTAGATGGTTTCCCAGTTAAATTATTTATTAATGGTAAATCAATGGGATTATATATGTTCAATATAGATAGATATGCAGAAAATAACTATGGATTTGTTGGAGAACAATCAATAGTTTCTTATGAAATAGGTGTCAA